TAACCAAAGGTATTATATTTTGGGACTACAAGACTAAATGGAGTAGTTATGACTTAAGGATTAGTATTTCAGCACCTAAACACCTACAAGACCTAGCTGATGATATAGAAAGCGGGTTTTACAGTAGAGGTACACAAGAAGAACTAGTAGCCGAAATCTTAAAACTAGACCCTAATGCAGGTATTATTTGGGGTAGTATTGATCGCTTAGAGAAACAGTTAGGGAAACTAGAAGCTGAAAAAGAAAATAGAGATAAGCAATTAGATTCTCTTGTTCAACAAGCTAATGATAAACTTAGGAAGTGAGCAATGATAGAAGATATTATTAACCCAACACCAGCTAGGCAGCTGATCAATGAGTTTTATTATCAGTTGCCTAACAATGGGTCCCTTAAAGAAGGACTACTAAGCTGTGAGAGAAGGTATAATGAAGCGATTACTTGCTCTCTAATTTCTGTAGACAAGACTATAGAAGCATTAGAACATCATGCTTGGCAAAACAGAAAGGTAATAGAAATGTACCAAGAAATAAAACAAGAACTAATACAACTTAGAGATGATAAAATGGAAATATAAACCAGCAGGTAACTGTCCAGTACAAGCAGAAGGCTGGTTCTTAAAACATTACTTCTACTTTAGGGCTAGAGGTCAGTGGGCTACTATTGAATTCAGTGAGAGTGAAGATCACCATAATAGAGACGAAGTCTACAAAGTATACATACTAACTAAGACAGACGAATATATGGCTGGTTGGTTACCTAAGTGGATATGCAGACTACTAATATATAAAGGATGTCTTAAATTCTTATTTAAATATAAATGACATGAGTAAAATAGAACAAGTTAAAATAGAATTAAACGTAGAGGATCTCTTTAAGTACAAGTTAGTTAGAGAAAGAGATGGCTTATCTAACGTAGGTCACAAAGCTGGGTGGATTGAGTGGAACGAAGATGGCACTTTTAAAGAACTTCATAATGAAGCTGCAGTAGGTAGGTCGCTTATCCTAGACCCTCAAAGAATATCTTATACCTGGATGACAACTACTGTTACAGAGATCTTGGAACAGAAAGAAAACTACATTAAGTTTGCAACAACAAACAGCATTTATGAGTTATGGCAAAACGAATGAGTAGAGAACAAAAACGAGAACAAGCATTGATTGACATCATCAATCAGATGTTTATCATTGCAGGTCATGAAGTTACATTTGATGACATTAAAGACCGTAAAGACGATTGGTTTACCGATTGGACTATGACTACTGCACAAGCAGAAGAATGGAGAAAGTGGGGAGTCGCTTATCTTAGAGAAAAACTAAAAATGAATAAGGGATTAGCCGAGAAAGAGATGATGTGGGTTAACGTACAATGGGGACTTAAGTACTCAGACTTCCAAATATGAACAGCATAGACAAACAATATCAAATTCTACTTCAATCTATTTTAGATTACGGAGTAGAAAAGTCTGATAGAAGATATTTACAAGAAAGCATTTATGATTATCTACAAAACAACTAATTTGGTAAATGGTAAAATTTACGTAGGGCAAGATAAAAATAACAATCCTTACTACTATGGAAGTGGGAAATTACTAAAAGCTGCTGTAAAAAAGTATGGACAGAAAAATTTTAAAAAAAAGATATTGGAAGAATGCTATACTCTCCAAGAGCTAAACGAAAAAGAAATTTACTGGATTAAAACTTTAAACAGTGTAGATAAGACTATTGGATATAACATAAGTGACGGAAGTAAAGAAGGAGATAGAAAGTTAGGTCAAGAGATTTTAAGAAGAGGTCGATACAAGTATTGGCTTGAAAAATTCGGCAAGGCTGAGGCTGATAGAAGATATGAAGAATGGAAAATAAAAATATCACAATATCAACAGTGCAAAATAAAAAGTGGCTGGAAGCATAGTGATGATACAAAGAAAAAAATATCCGAATCTTCTAAAGGTAGAAAGTGTAGTGTTGAGACTAAACAAAAACTAAGAAAACCTAAGCCAAACGGGTTTTCAGATAAAATATCTAGAATTAAAAAAGGAGTCAAGTTAGGGCCATCTAAAAAGAGAAAACCAATACTTCAGTTTGATATAGATGGGGGTTTTATAAAAGAGTGGGAAAGTGTCACTAGTGCTGAATTAGAGTTAAAAATATATAACATAAATGCTGTTTGTAAAGGAAAACAACAAACAGCTGGTGGGTACAAATGGAAATATAAAAATAAAGAAAATGAATAAATTGGATTTAGATTATCAAAATCTCTTAAAAGATGTTTTAGAGAGTGGTACAAAAAAAGAAACCAGAAATGGAGGTACTAAATCAATCTTTGGCTACACCATTAGACATAGGATGAGTGATGGATTTCCTCTTCTAACTACTAAAAAGATGCCTTGGAAGACAATAGTAACTGAATTGCTGTGGTTTTTAAAGGGCGACACTAACATTAAATACCTTTTAGATAACGGATGTAATATCTGGACAGGAGACGCTTACAAAGCCTACCGTGAACCTAGACCAAATGACAGAGACGCTTACACCGTAGAAGAGTTTGTAGAAGCGATTAAGACTAATCCTGAGTTTGCTGCTAGATATGGTGAGTTAGGTCCGATTTATGGTAAGCAATGGAGAAGTTGGGTATCTGATAAAGACATGGATTACGGCACTGAAACAAGTGTAGACCAAATTGCCAATCTAATCAACGGTTTAAAGACTAATCCAGACTCTAGAAGATTAATGGTTAATGCTTGGAATGTAGGTGAATTAGATACAATGGTTCTTCCTCCTTGTCATTATGGCTTCCAAGTCTACACAAGAGAGTTGACTTACGAAGAGAAGAAGACGTACATGGACAAACACTTTAGTGGTAAAGCACAACTTACCTTAAGTGACTTTGAGAAGTTTAATATCCCAAGTAGAGCTATTTCTTTAATGTGGAATCAAAGATCTGTAGATACATTCTTAGGTTTGCCATTTAATATTGCTTCTTATGCTCTTCTATTGACTATCATTGCTAAAGAAGTTAACATGATTCCTGAAGAGCTAATCGGTAACTTAGGCGATACTCACCTTTACTTAAATCACATCGAGCAGGCTAAAGAGCAGATTGAAAGAGAGGGATTTGACTTACCTACATTAAACCATTTGAAAGAAGATAGTTTCTATAAGTCACTATCAGAAGATCAGTCTTTGTACTCACATCTAGACAATACTGATTTTGAGTTAGTTAATTACCAATCACATCCAACAATCAAAGCACCTTTAAGCAATTAATTATGTGGAAGCCTATTCCAGGATTCGAAGAATATTATCATGTAAATGAATACGGAGAGGTTAAAAGCTTAGAAAGATCTTACAGTCAACCTAGATTCGGTAGACTAGAAGCTAGAGTTAAGAAAGAAAAGATCTTAAAAGGCTTTATTAATCGTGATGGACTTACAGGAGTTATCTTATCTGTAGGTTCTGTTAAGAAACGAGTGTTTAGGCAAACTTTGGTAGCCAAACTTTTCTTAGATGGACCTGAAGGTGAGTGTGTAATACACTTAGACGGAGATAAGCTTAACAATCACTACACCAATCTTAAGTGGGGTACCAGAGTAGAGAACATCATGCACTTAAATGCAATCAAAGCTTCTAGTTGGCACATACACGTAGTAAGTCTGAAAACAGGTACTTACTATAAAAGTGTAGCAGAAGCATGTAGAGCAGAAAACCTTTGCTACGATGGAGCTGTAACTGGACTTAAACTATCTAGATCTAAATATAAAAAATTACTAAAACTAGTATAATATGGACGAACTAAAACTAGATCTAAAAGGATTCACACCTAAACAATACGCTGCACTCATACTTAGAGATGAACTTAAATTAAGTTATGGTAGGGCAGGTATTAAGCTGGGTATGAATCATTATGCTTTTGGTTCTCTTTATAAAAGAGCCAAAGCAAAAGAAAAACTAAAAATAATCTACGTATGATAACACATGTATGTGAAAAGAAACCTGAGTACTTTGAGTTTATCTCTAGTCACTTTGGAGTAACCTTCACAGAAAAATCATTTATGGATCCTACACTAAAAGTACATGCTCTACACGAAGGAAAAGAGGTAGTAGCAGTACTTTTAATTAAAAAGAAAAAAGATAACCAGTATAGAATTACTTTTATACGAGTATCTGAGGAGTTTCAAGGTAAGCGTTATGGTCATGCAATACTTAGTATAGCTTTACATGATGCTTATAACGAAAATAAGAGCCCTATAAAGGCATTTACAAGGGTTAAAGCACAGAACATCCAATCTCTTAACTTCTTTCAAGCAGAAGGCTTTAAAATAGATAAATTCGAATGCTTGCATGAGACTGTGTTAAAAGATGGAAACATTGTTACAGAGCTAAAACCCGCTTACATTTTAAACAAAGACTATAATGACAACAGAATCTAAAATTTTAAGAATTCTATTAAATAGAATTAAGACACCAGATGGTACTATCTTAACTTCTTACAATAGACATAACTACGTTGAATATAAGGACACTTTAACTAAAGAGGTTCTTATGGTTGACGGAGGTACAGACTATTTAAGAAGAAACGTAGGTACTTACGAAGAGTTAAGCGTTTATGACGATGGCTCTCACATTACAAGGAGATCAGCTGTACACTGGGGAACCAGAGGTAAAGACGGTAAACAACCTTTAGTTTACAAACTTCTTAAAGACTTAGACTCAGATCATATTGAAGCTATCCTAAAGACACAACATCAAATTTCTGACTTTTACAAAGAAGTTTTTATGGAAGAATTGAAATATAGATTTGACGAACGAGCAGAAAAACTTTAACTTTGTTCACCTTATGACTCCCAAACAACAAGCAGAAGCTATGGAACAAGAAATCCTAATGGGATTAGGGTTCCAAATGAACGGTTACGCTTACAGACAGATTGCGAATTACACAATTGACAAGATTATAGCAGAATACACAGATATGGACAACTACGTTAAAGATCGTTCTATGCAGAATGCTATATTGTTTTGGAAAGACGTTAGAAAGGAAATAAACAAAAATGAAGGAAGCTTGTAAGGAAATAGGAAAAAAACTGAAGAACACTAGGTGTATGAGTACCAACGAGTTCTTCGCATACTCTCTTCTCTTTATCTCCCTCCTCTCCATTGTAGCAGGGCTAATAATAAACTTATTAGCTATCTTTGCAGAATGAGTTCTAACTATACATTAAGCGAGAATGGTACGGTGGTAGAATATCACCTGATTGTAAAGACAATGAAGAAGAATGAAGACTACAAATTCTACTCAGAAAGAGAACGAGACAAAGCTTTTAAGAAAACACTAGAAGAAAAAAACCTATTACTAGCACATCGTTACACAAGAGACAGCGAACAAACACCAGAAAACATTTAAATTAAATCTAAATTAAACTAATAAAGCACCTCTAGGGGTGCTTTTTTCATTTAAACCCATTTAACCTAAAATAATATGCCAGAAGAATTAGAATCAGCAGGCCTAATTGCAGGCCAACAACTTCAAATCTTTGATGATCCATTCTCTACGGAGTTTTTAGAAAAAGCAGAAAAAACTATTGAAGTCTCTGCTATTCATGCTCCTAAAGTGAAACGTGCACGTAAAGTCTTAACAGACAAGTTTGTAATGCACAAGGATCTAAAAAGACGCTTAATTAAACTTAAGGCTACTGATGTCCCCCAAATCGTAAAGGACATAGTAGATGACTTATTATCGCTTAAAAGAGTCCCAGAAGGCTCTAAGTATTGTAATTATCTTGGTTTATCACAAGCAGACTACAGCAAACTTTCTTATCTAGACGAAGACCGTAAAAATAGATTAGAAGGCGAAGAAACAAGAATGCAGATGATTAGACCTGGTACTGTGTTAATACTACACATAGGTAAAACAAGATTATATGGAGACTCAGAGGCTATTTATACTAAAAGACTTACTCTTACTGCTCGTCACTTAAATAACTTAGTTTATCCTATCAAAGAATTCTATGAAAAGAAAGGTTCTTTTACTGCTAATCGTTATACAAGTCACACTAATGGAGTGGATGAGGAAGTTTCTTACTCTTACAATATACCTAGATTAGAACAAGACTCGGAACCTCTTCTTATCAGACACAGTGTAGTGTATGGTATTAATGGCTTCTCTATTGACCAAGCAGGTCTTACTATAACTACTACTTATCCTCATATAATAGGTGTAGAGTTTGAAAATACTGAAGTAGTATTACCTGAGGTATGGAACTATAAGAAGCGTTATCATACTTCTGTAGGTAAACTTATTCGTAGGATTTTTAAAGATAAATATTCTGATAGGGATATCACTACGTTCTCAGAATCTTATGCCTCTCTTATCACAATCTCTAATCCTCTATATGATTTTAGAATTATGGAAGGACAACAAATTAAGTGGGCTTATGACGAAGACAACTATCACGCCCACAGTAATACTTTAGGTAGCTCTTGTATGCGTTATGAAAGATGTCAATCATACTTCGAGATGTATACTAGAGATCCTTCTAAGGTTAAGATAGGAGTACTTATGAGAGCCAATAAAGTAGCAGCTAGAGCTATTCTGTGGAATCTAGGTAACCAGTGGGCTTACGATAGAATCTATTCTACTAAAACCGAAACTGAGAACTTACTTAAAACTGCTCTAGAATCCGCTAACTATAAGAGGATCTGGCAAACATCAGAACGTTATTCTGTTAAGATAGATTTAACTGGAATTAATCAGTTTCCTTACGTAGATACTCTTTACTGTTACCATCCTGACGATCAAGTCTTAAGTAACTATGGAGAAGGCCATCACTATACCCTTAGGTGTACTGGAGGTAATTTCTATAACCACTCAGGTCTCCCTGATACTATATGTTGTGTTGTTTGTGATGCAGAGATAGAATATGATGATTCTTGCCATATAGACGCAGGTAGATATGTAGACGAAAGATGTTGTGGTGATTGTTCTATCTATTCAGAGGTGATGGATGCTAATTTTACAGATCGAGATGACTTCGTACAAGACTATAATAGTGACCCTGTATTAAGAAATCGAGCTGTAGAATTGTTTGATGGAGATTATGCATATGAAAACGATGATTATCTCAGACAATATGAGAATGGTTTTGGTTTCTTTATTCATAATGAGCATACGTATGAACTGATCAACGGATCCTTTTATCACCCAGATGATGAGAATAAGCCAGAAGAAACTACAGAAGATTATAGTGAGCCTCTTACTACTATTACTGCGCACCCAACAACTGGGGTTACAACTTCAAGTACTATTATACTGACAAGCAGTACTTCTTCTAGTAGTCCTTATCGTTTCTATCACCCAAGTCAAGTTTATAATAACACTTTTATCGGAGTTATTGAGAATAACTTGACTATAGAGAGTCTTGCAGAAGCAGTTGAAGAGTTAAGTCAACACTTACCAACAGAATCAGAGACTGCTGAAAGTCCTGATCAATTTTTAATTTAAAAACAATGAAATACACAACAAACAAACTAGAAGCAATAGACCACACCATTAAGGGTGATTTTCCAGTAGACTTTGATCTACTATTTGATATTATGTATCAACAAAGTCCTACTTATCAACCAGAACTCGAAGCAATTAAGAAAGATTGGCTTATAGAGCTTATCTCTAAGATCGAAGGAGTTACTGTGTATGAGAAAGGAGGCAATATCTATTGCACAAAAGGAGCAGCAGAATTCTATCCTACTATTGTAGCTCATTATGACACAGCTCAAGACTATCATGTAGGTATGCGAATCTTCAAAACAGATGAGTGGATTTTTGGCTTTGACAATGCAAGAGGTGAACAGTGTGGCTTAGGTCTCGATGACTCTGTAGGTGTATGCTTTGCTATTCAAATGCTTAAGGTGCTTCCAAACTGTAAAGTAGCATTGTTCTATGCGGAAGAAAGGGGTTGTATCGGTAGTGGAAACTGCGATATGAGTTTCTTTGATAACTCTTTAGTTGTTGCACAGCTAGATCGCAGATCCTATACAAATGACTTTATCAAATTTACTAATGGAGTTCAGACTTTCAATCCTGACCACTATGATTTGCTAGATCCTTTGATGGATAAGTATGGCTACTCTCTTAACTCAGGTACGGCTACAGACGTGGGCAAACTTCGTCAGCGAGGACTAAAAGTATCTTCATTTAACCAATCATGCGGCTACTTTAATGAACACGGAGACAGTGAGGTAGCAAGTGTTGCTTTGATGATTAACGCCTTCAGTTTTACTTATGACTTATTAGTTAAAATAGCTGAGAGAAACATTCCTCTTACCTTCCCTGTACCTAATCTTCGTTCTGAGCTTCCTTATGGAGGTAGTAAGACTAAATCTAGTTCTACTTACTTGGGAACAGGTGCTAAGCAGATTAATATCTGGGATGATGATGATGAAGATTGGTACTATGACATACAGAAGGGAGAGTGGATGCCTCCAAAAAGCAAATTGGCTTCTGCTAAAAGTTCAAAGCACTGGTCTAGACCAGAAGATCCCTTGGACATGTTAGATCCTTTTGGAGATGTTGCTTATGATAAAGATAAAGCAGAAGAAGCCGCAGCAGAAGAAGAGTATGAAATCTACAGCGAATGGATGACAGAATGTTACCCTCAGTATCAAGACCCAAGACTAAGAGAAGGACTAGAATCATTCAGCAACAAATCAAAGGTTCTTTACAAGCAAGCAGACCTTGATGAAATGATGATGGAAGGTATCTGTCCTAACTGTCTAGGTGATAAACTTCACGTTACAAATGATTTGTTACTTAACAGTTATTGTTATGAATGCGAAAGCATCTTTAACGTACCTGAAGACGAGCAAGATTTCATTGAGACGATGATGAAAGACTGCAAAGCTGGAGAAGTTCCTTTCGAGGAAATTGTCAAACTTTAATCTATGGAAATAGAACACTATGGAGAAAGTCTGGAGTCACATCCAGACTTTCTTTTTATGAAAAAAATGTGGATAGAAGACCAAATTCTCTTGCAAAAAGATGAGAATTTGCCTATCTTTGTAGACCCAATAAAGATTAATTCTCAGGAAATCTTTAAGGGGGTAAACTTTACTTTAATAAAACCAACAGATGAAGAAAACGTTTTACGAAGTCCTCTGGGCACTGCTACAGAAGGAGAAGATGATAGACAAGTGGATTTACGAAGAGAAACTTCTACATAACGGAACTACTTATAGTTGGACACCTAAAGCACTAGAAGACTTAGACTTTTCTAAGTCTATTGGAGAGTTGATTGCTCCCAAGCCTTCTGTAATTGAATCACTTGCTAACAAACATGTCAACAAACCCTCAGCAAAGAAAGAGATTGTTATCTCTGCTAACTGGTTAGCTGAGTTTGTAGGTAAGTTTAGTGCTAAGAATCTAGGAGTATCAGGTAAAACCACAGACAAGTCTAGCGTAGTAAAACGCTTAATTAGATTTATCAGTGAGTACGACTATACTCTTGAAG